ATACCAGCAAAGATTGCTGGAGCACCATCCCATTTGACTGTCATATTAATACTGGAACGAGCATTTCCTGCCAACATATCTCTAAGAGATTGTAGGAAGTTAATTGCAGCTCTACCACCTGGCACACCATTGTTGATGATTTCATCTTCAATGTGTTCTAAATGTAAATTCTTTCCAGCTTTACTTTCTTCTAATTGTTTGAAACTAATCATTTATGTTACCACTTAATTTGATTGTTAAAACCAACTTCTACCTCTAATCCCATAAATCTAACTAGAGCTGAAAATGATTGACTCACAATCTTTTTAATTTTATTCCAAAATCTTTTGAAGAAATTAGTTACCTTTTTTCCTATTCTTTTTAAAGTATCTAAAATGCCTTCATTTAACATTTCACCATTTTTAATTTCATCTTCAACAATCATCTTAACACCAAGACCAACAGCAGACCAAAAAGTATAATAACCAGTTTTACCTTTAGGGTTTTGTGGGGTTTTTAATTGTGAGGATGTGCTTTGTGTTGCTTTAAATTTTACATCTGGTTTGACTTGTTTAGATATTTTTTTAACATAAGCATCTGACATACTCGTAGTTTTGTGAATTGTAGCATTACCCTCATAATCTGTAACTAAAAAATGATCTGCTGTTCCATCACTATTATCAAACTTTACTTTACCAGTCATTGCTTCAAAAGTAAAAGCTTCTGCAAAAGCAGGATTGTTTTGAAAAACTTTTCTTAAATCATTTTTAAATGCTCTATGAGCGTCATCTGCATTTTTTAATATTTCAATTTCTGCAAATTTACCCATTTTTTGTAATTCTGTTTTACTACCCTTTATACCTAACTTTCTCATATCTGTATTAGGTAAAAGATTACTCATATGTTTACCTAAATCAGCAACTGCTTTATCTAATGAAGTTCCAGATGTTTCAGCAGCAACATAAAAAGTTGCACTCGCCTCATTTATACCACCAGACATTAACTGTGCATCACCAGTTTTTAAAGATACTTTTCTATCACCAATTTTTAAATCAGTTTTTGGTGTTAAAGTTGAACCTTTAGCCCCAGATGGAAAATACTCGTTCCACTTTTTAGAAGCTGGATATGAATTTTTTGGAAAAGAACCTTTACCAGTAAGTTTTAAATCACTAATTATTTTTTTACCAATTTCTTCTGAATTAGGTATTAGATTAGATACAAAAGGTTCACCACCAGCTGCAGACACAATGACCTTTTCCATATCATAAGCAGCTGTAGTATCACCCATGACTAATAATTTTTTTTCTCTTTTTTCTTGAATTGGTTTGAGTTGACGAACATACTTTCTTAACATTCAAGTTCTCCATTTGCATATAGTTTATACTATTTATATAACATAGAACTTGTAGTATGTCAACTATTTTTTCTCTGGTAATGCTCTTAATGTGAAATCTATTGCAATTCTTTTCTCATCACAGAAGATATCAGAGGCTGCATGAGGAATAAGAGGGTCAAACACATAGAATGAACCAGGCGCTGCATAATACTTATTATTGTTCCAAGTAAAACCACCACCCCATTCTTCTTTCCAATCAGAGTTAAGACAACCAAGTACTTTTAATACTTTCCAATCTTTAGGAATATCATCTTCATGGTCGGTATGAATATTATCTTGTCTATGTTTATCTTTAATACTTGCACCAGCCCATAATATATCTGGATATACAAATTTACTCAATCCTTGTTCATATAGTAAAGTAAACAATGCCATTGATAGTCCAGCAAGTCTTTCAACTGGTGGTGGTTGAGTTGTTCCATCAATAATTGTAAGTTTTGGATGTCTTTTACTAAAGTGAGAGTTTAATGGATATTTGAATGACCAAAATTCTGACTGTTGAAACTGATATCTCATAAATTCTAAGAACATAGGTGTTATGTTACTTTTCAATATTTTAATTCTTTTAGTAGTATCTGCATCTTTATTAACAATACCATTAGCTGATGGTGTTCCATTAATAATAGTACTTGTTTTTTCTTCTGCTGGTTTTCCATCAATCATCAATCCCATATCAAACTCCTTTTACTGTATAATCAATTGCAAATCTTTTTTTGTTTGTCAAAATATTATCTGCTCTGTGTGGAACAGATGCATCAAATATAATAAAATCTGTTGGGTTTACTGAATATACTTTATCTCCATGTGTAAATCCACCACCCATCTTTTCTGTATCCCAATCAGAATTTAGTGTTCCTAAAATCTTTACCTTTCCACTGCCAGGCTTATAATCATAATGTAGGTTATCTTCTCTTGTAGAATCTTTTATAGATATTCCACACCATGTAATCTCTGGTAAGAAAAATGCTCTATGTGATTTTTCCCATATCTGAATAAGTAATCCCATTGCAAGTCCAGCAAGTACTGCATTTTCTTTTACAACTTCAGTTGTCATCAAAGATAACTTAGGAAACTTTTCTTCTATTGGTATATGTTTTTCTGTATTTAAAGGAAATTTAAATGTCCAGTTTTCACTTTGCTCTGCCTGTAATTTCATCATACCAAGATAACTTGTAGAACAACAGTTCTTAATTATCTGTGTCTTCATGTTAAAGGCTCTGAAAAATAATGGTCTTGATAATCTCCATCTTCTTTATAAGTACGAACTGTTGTTCTTTTAATAAAGACACCATTTTCTTTTTCATAAGAGATAAGTTCTTGTCGTACCAAACCCTCTCTAGGCATTTCCATTCTCAAATCTTCCACCATACTTACTCCATATTTTATTCAGATAATAATTTTTTCTCAACATCTAGTGAATACTCTGCATCTAAGATATCAATCTTATCTTGTGCATCTGCCATTGCAGAAACTAGTTTGTCCATTTCTTCAGCGTGTTGAGGATGCTCGCCAATCGCAACTGGTTTGTCCATATAGATATTTAGTGTGGAGTGTGCGATTTTATAATCACCCTCATACTTTGTTCTCAATGCATCTATCATTTGATGTTTAATACAGCTCATAATTTTTCTCCTACTGTTTTCCAATCATCACCATATGCAATAATGCAAATACTATTGTATGATGGATGATATTCTAATATACTAAATGTTTTTGTTTGGTGGTTTACAAATATCTGTAATGCTGTGTGTGCTGGAATATCTGATAATCCATCTGTATCACGAACCTTTGTACTTTGTATTCCAGTTATTAAAGGTAACTCACCTTTACTTCTTATTGTATCTAATACAATCTCTTTTTGTTCACACATAACTGGTTTGTCATTCCAACTTCCAGCGATTGCATTATGTATCATCAATACTGCTCCAATGGAGAATAATCCCCACCACAATTTATCTTTCATAATCAACTCCAATTATCTCTATTATAAAACATTTTTAGTATTTTCTCTGTCATACTAAATTTTTTAGAAAATGTTTCTTCAATACCAGTTAAGCCTGGATTTGAATTAACTTCAATAAAAAAAGGTTTATCTGTTTCTCTTTTTTTTGATGGGATAAAATCTACACCAACCCAATCACCATCAACAGCCTTTGCGGCTCTTAATGATTCAGATATTTCTAAATCTGTTAATTCATGCATCTCTGGTATTGAACCTTGAGATACATTACTTCTAAAATCACCAGATACTATTGGTCTTTTCATAGCACCCATAACTTGACCAGCAACAACAATTACACGAACATCATACTCTGTTTTTATATACTCTTGTAATAAAATATCAATATACTTATCTTCTCTATAAAGTAATTGAACTATACCCTCTAATGCTTTTGGACTCTCAACATACATCACACCAACACCAATAGAACCTACTGCTGTTTTTAATATCATTGGATACTTATTATTTAATTTTTTGGCCGCATCAAGAGAACCTTCAGCGTGTCTAACTAAAACTGTTTTAGGTGATTGTATATTTTCTCTCATAAAAATTATATGATTGTGCCATTTGTCATTACATATTTCATTACACCTTACAGAGTTTATTAATTTATATCCCTCATGTTCTAATGTTCCAGCCTGAACTTTCCATGACTCACAACTTGCTCTTGGATTTAAACCTCTCATCATTACTAATGTTTTTTTAGGATTTATCACAAATCCTTTTTGATAGTCAACTGGTGTTTTAGTAGTTGATAATTGTGCCTCACCTTTATCATTTACTGGAAATGAATAGTATATTTTACCATCTTTGGTATCTTCCATATACGACCCCATAGTTTCTGCTAAATAAGATTTAATTCCCATTTTTTGTGCAGTAGTATGAATTAACGGGCCTGTTTCATTTACATCATCAATACCATCATGTGATATAATAAGCAACTCATAAGGTTGTTTTTTTTCTTCTGTAATGAATGACTTGAACTTTTCCAATATTAGGCCTCTCGTTTTTTTCCTATGTTATATTTAGTTTCAAGAGTCCATTCATTCTTTTCTTTAAATGCAATTATTTTTATTTGACTCAAAGGAGCTATAGGTTCTAAAGTTCCTTTAATATTTACTAAACCCCAATCACCTAATAGTTTTGCGATTGTATTTCGTCTTGCAATATCATTCTCACTTAGATTAGTATTTTTACCATCAAGTGCAAATAACTCTTTAAAATGTACTATGAAGTATTTACCTTGTTTGTGTAATATATGACATGATTGATATAGTATTTTATCTTTTCTTGAAGCAACACCTATACGAGATAATGTTTCTCGTATCTTTAGAAAATCGTCTGGTTCTTTCAGTTCGACCTCTAGCATCTGCTCTGGTTTCCAGTTAATGCTTTCCATTTCTACCACCTTTATTCAAACTATCTTTGATAGTCTTTATCTGTTCATCATTAAGTAGTTTAAGAGCAGACTTTGCCTTTTCATTATTATATCCATAATACTCTTTTACATACTCTAGATTCTTTAGTTTACTCGCCTTCAGCCAAGGAGTATATCTTTTCCTTGTTCGTATACTATTTAGTAAAAAGTCAAACTGTAACTTTTTATCTAGTTGGTGATGTTTATTCATTTCATTGACAAGCATTATTGTATCTGGAAAAGGTGCAAGACATTTATTGACAATGAAAGGTGGATATTTCTTTTCCCACATCTCATCATCTGTATCCATTAGATTCTTCTTTTCATGGTTGATTGCATTTAGATAGTCTTTCAACTCATACATCATATGCCTCTTTCCAACTCATCATAGGAGCTAGTTTTTTCTTTCTACCAGACTGTTCCAAACTATTTGCTTTATCTAATAAAATCAAATCATCTTTTATTTGACCATCAAATTGTGATGTTATATTTTGATATCTTGGTAAAGTTAAATTACAAAACTTCCACACAAGGTCTTCTGATTGTTCTCCAATCAACTTTTTTACAGCATCTCTATCATTTGTACTTTGATGTTTAAATACAGCAGTTCCATATACAGAATGAAACAAACCAGCATCTTGAAGATATTGTGGTGCATCCCATTCTTTTAATATATCATGCACACCTATAAGATGGTCAATCAAAGTTTTACCAGAATGAGATTTATCATTTGCATTTATGTTTTCAAGAAAATTAATCTTTGATTCATAACTCATTTGAATTTTACCTGACCCATTATTTCTGTCATACAAGCAAGTAGATTTATTTCTTGGTCAGAAACAAATGCGGCTTTGTATTGATATTCAGCAAGTATAACAACAGCATGGGGAATAGAAGAACCATCCAGATTATCATAAAGGGAATCGTAAATACGGCGAAAAATACGAACTGCATCATTATCAAGATTGTGGACAATCCATTTACGAACATTGGTAAACTCTTTGTCTTTAAGTGATTGCATAAGCTCATTAATATTACTTTCTGATAAATTTACAAGAACACCAGCATCTATCTTACCAGACACAGAATATCTTTGTAGTTCATTAAGAACTCGCCTCCAATCTGGAAAGAACTTATTCATAAGTTCTGCAACAGCTTTAGGTTCAAATTCTATGTTCTCACTATTTAGAATATCTCCAACTCTTGCAAAAAATCTAGATGCAAGTTTAGGTTTCTGACTATTAGGAATAATAAAATCTACGACAGAACATCTAGAATGAAGTGGTGGTATCAATCTGTTCTTATAATTACAAGTAAGAATAAATCCACAGTTCTTATGAAATTCTTCCATGAACCCACGAAGTGCTGGTTGAGTTGATTGAGGATTTAGATAATCTGCCTCATCTATGATGAGATACTTTCTACCACCCTCAAGTGAAACAGTAGATGCAAAGTTTTTGATTTTAGTTCTAAGTACATCAATACCAGATTCTTCAGAACCATTTATCATCATATAAGTTGCACCAATTTCGTCTAACATTGCCTTTGCAACTGTAGTTTTACCTACACCAGGCCCACCAGATAAAATCATGTTTGGTATATGTTTATCTTGCACAAATAAACCGAAAGTCTTTTTCAGTTCATCTGGTAAAATA